GTAAGGAACACGGATGATTGGTACGCTACTGCTGCCTCAACTTGAGGAAGAACAATAGGTACTGTGATGTTACGGTATTTCGTAGGGTCACCATACTTATTAGCATTAGTGGCCCTGTTATTCTCAACTGAGTTATCCTTCTCTCGCATGTATGCTTTATCTACCTCAATCATACGCGAGCGAAGATCCCACTGAGAACCTAGGAGGGAGTATGCTGACTTAGCATATTGAAGAATTCCTTCTTGGGATTTCTTCGAGAGGAGAATCGGAGTGTTAGATGCCATTGGGTTAGTTCCTTACCAGAGGTTGCGTGGATCGCGATCGAGATAGTGCAATGGGAATACATCAGCGCTCACTTTCTTTTCAAACAAGTCCTGAATCAAGCGAGACATAGCTTCTCCTCCTTTACGTAGATATGCCTCATAAGCTGGATCTGTAACAGAGGCATCAGGAGTCTCAAGATGTTTGAGTCCTACTTTATCAGGCCGGATTCCTGTTCCAGCTTTGAATCCAGGATACTCTCTAGCAGCCTCAGATTTATTGGTTCCGAGACTCATCTTACCTCCAGAGCGCTCTTGGGCTGCATGATTAAGTTCGTGGAGAATAGAAGAAACTGCAGATCGTGTATTATGTCCTGGTCCTAGAGATACTTGAAAGGTTCCATCCGACATAGGTTCCAATTTAGCTCTGGCTTCCTTAGGACGAGTGTTATCTATGTAGAATTTAGTATCCTTAATAATTCCATATAGATACGGATTGTTCATAGCTTCAGGATGATTAAGAACCATATCTAAGGGAAGCTTCCCTCCAGAAGCAGCGAGACGAACCTCTAGTCCTTGCATTGTTGCAGTTGCAAGAGAGGCTTTTGAGTCATCTATATTACGTATCCATTCTCCTGTCTTAGGCTCCATGAATACTTTAACTTGCTGATAGATATCCTCTGGATTAACTTTTGCTGAATGGAGCGCTGCTGCTTTCGCTGCTTGAGAAGAAGATGCAGGAATAAAGATAGCTTCTGCATTCTCTAGTGAGCTCTTACCTCCTGAGAGCGATGAAATTGCATCTGCTATTGCAGCTCCACCGCCCGGAGCAGTTAGCGCAGATACAGCGATTTCTCCTGCTTGTTTAGGGAGAGTATTTGCGGCAGCTTGTCTATCAGCTTCCATAAGAGATTGGAACTGCCGTCGGTATTGTTCCTGTACTTCTTTAGTAGCAGTGTAATCTGGAGGAGTTGCGTCAGTGAGAGGAGCTTTACCTGTCCAAGGAGCTGCTGCAATATCCAGAATCTTATTCTGATATTCGCGATTCAATCCTTCCATGAATGCGAAAGGATCTCCAGAAGATTCAGGATTCGCGACTATCTCATCTACATTTACTTCTTCATCCATTCTGCCCTCTCCAATCAGAAACAGCTATTCTCAATCGTATCCAGTACCTTATGCTCTCTAAATTCCGTATCACCTATAACTGTGTATGCTGTGATATATTCGGAATATAACTCAATCACTTTAGGAGCATAGCAGAGAAGATCGAGTACGTCATCTACGTTGTCCTTTTTGAGGGGGTTCCAATGAGTTATTTGGAGAAAAACTTCTCCTCTTGTCTCTGGACTCACAAAAATCTCCCCAGAACTCAGACTCTTTAGCATCTGCATTATCCTGGAGTTTTTTGAGTACCCACCAGGATAAACCTCTACTGCTTCTATCCCGTAAATGCCTCTTTGTTGGCATATGAATTGGAACCAATAAGCTAAGGTTGATTGATATGCAACAGATTCAATTGCGATTAGACGACAATTATTACGGAGTGCGAGTTCAATTGCTAAGGTGATAGTATCCCCAGGAGAGAGTCTTTTGTTAATCAGGGATTTTAATACAGGAGAGGAGTCATAGATCTCAAAGTATCCGATAGCTACATTATCTGAGGTTACTTTATTAGTGGATGGATCTATGAGAATGAAATTACCTTGATGTATATCTCCAGTTTCGTATGGGAGAGGAGGTAGAGATGAGAGATCTATGAGAGAATTAGATGAGGCTGTCTCATCATTTAGAACTTCAGCATAGAATATCTCTGGATGTCCCATTGCGAGATCGTTACGGAATTCGGATTCGAGCTGTGAGATAGGTTGTAGATCTTCCCAGAGAGATTCTCCATTCGCAAGGATTCCACCTGCAATGAACTTAATCCAAGATTCATTCCCTTTAAGTTTCCTGAGTAGTGAATGTTTAGTTGGGTACATATTCGCTACGAAGATGAAAGTACATCCCATAGGAGATTTAGCTTTCATAGCTGTACCAATCATCCAGCGTTCTAGTGTATCAGATTGCACTGCGGAATCTGCACACTCCCGAGTCTGAATATCTTCGAATACCATTACATCTGGTCGCTCATTCTTTAGGTTAAGACCACGAAGGGAGGTTCCAGCTCCGAGGCCAGCAAGGATGATGTTGCGTCCGCGAAATCCGAATTTCTTAATTGCTTGCGTATCTTTTTCTAGGCCGAGCCTCCAGTCCCCGAATACCTTCTTAATGTTCGGTTCATCTAACATATCTACTATATCGGATAGGAAGTTCTCTGCGAGAGTTGCGGTGGATGAGATAACTAAGATGAATTTCTTCTGGGTAAATAGGATGCAGTATAGGACATAGAGTTTAATGAGTGTGGTTTTCCCGAAGCCGCGAGGGAGTCCGAGAGCTAATTGGGAGAAATCACGAACGCGAGCTGTAGTGGAGAGTAACCAATCCCATACTGAGAGAAAGACTGGAGGATAGTGGAACTTAAAAACCGTAGGCATAGCCATAGCTGCTAGGAAATCTAGGGAAGATTTCGCTAGGTCGGCTACCTGGGAGGAGGAGAAGGATGCTTCTACAACTGAATCCTGAGGAGTATTGGTATCTGATGTAGCTGTATGGTGTTCCTGGCTGCCCGAAGGGCCTTGAGTTGTGTAGGTTTCGGAGGTGGGTGAAGGAACAAATCCTAGTGATTCTATATCCATATTTTCTTAACTGTTACAGATGAAGAAGGCTCTGCAACCTTCTGGGATGCGAGAGCCTGCAGAAGAATCCGTTGTGCAGCAGCCTTATTAGCTGCCATGAGTTGCGCAGTTTTCTCTTGAGATTCCTTAGAGAGTTGCGAGGATGTTTGTTGGGGGAGCAATTCTTTTAGAGTCACTTTGATTTCCTTTAATCTTAGAGAGTAGAGTAGAAGATTGGAGAGTAAGGAGTTCCTGCTCGCCAGCCTGTACTACCTGATTCTGGGCATTGAGAGAGAACTTATTTATGATCTGAGTAGGAAGGGTAAGGTTAATAACTGTCTGCTGTTGTACAATGTTATCTGGTGTGGATTGTCCTCTACGCTTCGCAGCATTGATAACTTGAATTGCTTTCAGGATTTCTAGGGGACGAACCATGAGAGGAAGGCAATCCTCCAGTCTCTTTAATAGGTTATCCTCCATGCTATCATATTTAGAGTCTCTCTCGTTATGTTTAGATAGGGTGGAGAATCTGAGTTCCGCAACTTGCGCTGCGAATTCGGGTTGCGAGATAAGTTGAGATACACGGGATTCCGTAATTCCTAGAGCAGCCGCAACCTGTGTGGGAGATACTCCAGCACCAAGTAGGGAAAGTGCTCGCGATTCTGTGGAGGTATTGATATTAGTGCTCATAGTGGTTTCTCTGTGTGTAGAGGAGATGTAAGTAGTATAGGTGATGTGGAGGAGTTAGTTAGGTAGGGATTATCTCTTTAGGTAAGTTAAGTTATTTAGTAGGTAAGTTTTGAAAAAGTTTAGAAAAAATTTGATGTCCCTAGTAGATATACGTGCGCGCGTCGATCAAAAAAGGATCATCCCCCTCCATACGGTATGGTATTTATGCAGTGCGGGATGACGATGCGAATGAGAATCATTTAGATTTGTAGATAGATCATACGTTTGATTGAAACAGTTGAGTGTTATCCAGGCGCATAGGGTTATTGGGAATGATTCTCATTTAGGAGGTATTGTTGGGTAATGTAAAGATAGGTTAAGCTGGTTTCATTTAGGCGTGTTGTGGTGTAGTATTATAACTGTGGTGTTGCATTGCTTCCTGTCCTTGATTGTTGTCTCATCGCGTGGACATTCTCCTGATAGGCTTGCAAGTAGTGCAACACTGCATGCAGTTGGTAGGGTAGCTAGGGCATGGTGTCCTAGCGCATATGCACCGTTTTGGTGCGGGTAACTTGGAAAGGAAACATCATGGCTTACTCTGTTAGCAAGCTCGCAACTCTCACAAAACAAGTTCCGCCGTCTGGTATGAGGCTGTCTCGCATCATCGTGAAGGAATCCGCCAAAACACCAAATCTTCAGGAATCCGTTGGGCTGTTCGTTCCTCTCATGTCGAATTCCGTGGTACAAGCTGCAATGAATAGTGACACGATTCTGGATGGGATTCGTGGATACCTTGAAGGGATTCAGAATCAATGTATCAGGGCATCGATCGTGGCAGGAAAACCAGTGGATGATTCAGTGTTGTGTCTTGATAGCATTGCAGAATGGATTATCTCGAATGAGGAAACATCAATCCGGCTGTCGGAAGAAAGTGTAGGAAGATGGTTTGACACTGTTGCGCTCACTCATATCCAAAGCCAATTGATGATTCAACGTAACTTGAACGTGGAACAGTCACTTGAGATCGCGAAAAACTATCGCAAACATTACTGCAATGCTGCAAAGAAAGCATCTACGTTTGCATGGGCAACTGCCGATCTAAAAGCAAAGGTTGTAGCAACAGCAACATATGTTGCGGATAAGTTAAACGAAGATGACGTATTCGGAATGAAAGTACTGTCGAAGCTCGCTGAATTTGAGATTGCATCGAATTCTACTGATGGGCTATAGGATGATA